TGACCCCTTCTGCTTGGAAGGCAGAGGCACTACCAATATGCAACATCCGCATTGTACACCAGGTAGGACTTGAACCTACGAATAGCCGAATTATGAGTTCGGTGCCTTAACCAACTTGGCTACTGGTGCTAGTCCTTATTTAATGAGTAAGCCAAAAAATGTACCAAGCAAAAAACATAAAATTCCAACAGTAGAGTAGTAGTATGTTTTCATATGTTCTTTAATAATATGATTCTTTATTTCTTTTGATATGCTATCTAGTTCGTTAAGATCTACCAATTATTTATCTCCTAAATATTTTGAGATGCTTGAAAAATGGATTGACCAATAATTTCTGACCTTAGCGCAGCCTGCTGTCTTTCAAATTTAGATAGAGATGGCTTTGCTTTAACTCTTTTTTTGTTTTTGTTTGCTCTTTTAATCTTATGCTGAGATACTTTATTGTTAGACTTTTTCATTAAATCACTGACTTTCTGCTACGCTGTCGCAAGGACAGATAATTGACTCTGGAAGTTCGTGAACCTTTGTTACGATAGTAATCATAGTGTCACACTCAACGCACTTGTATATTTTTTTAACTCGTTTGCTCATAAACTAATCATACCATACTGAAAACTGCATGTCAAGATTTGTTTCCATCCCATGTGCCAATCTTAGTAGTAGGTATTCCGTGCTCTTCCCAAAGCCTAATAACATTTGGGTTATCATCTACGGCATGAAGAACATTCCAATGTTTCTTAATTTGAATTAAGATATCTTTTTTTACTTCATAGTCTGGCCTGTTGTCATCATCTTTACGCATATATAATGCATGATGTCCAATATCATTTTTAGCAAGCCATTGAGATGTTAAGCCCCGCCAGTTTTCTTTTCTTGATGTGACAATTATAATGTGCCTTTGATCAAAGAATGCCTCATTCAGCATTTGAACTACTTCAAAGTTTGGCAGGGCATCCATAGAAGCCTCATGAAAGGCATCGTAATCCCTATTAGAGCCACGAACAAGATGTAGGTATGGATCTACATTGGCTAGTGTGCCATCTACATCGAAGATAACCGCTGGGGTTACAGGTCTAGTTCTGATCAACACGATATGTCATTACTATGTAACATGCTACATAGCCCAGGATAAATGTTGGAATTAAAAAAAATACACTAATCATTCGTAAGCCTCCTGCCTATCAAAAAATTCAGTCATATAATTATCTTCTCCTCTTGCAACTTTTGCAGCCTCAGTACGCATACCTAAAGCATTTGTTACTGCTGCCTCAATAGGTAGGGCTTCAATGGCCCTTGCAATCTCTTCTCGTAATGTCATTTCGTCTATACTCATACTTCAAGTATACACCAATACCGCCTGAATGTCAAAACAGATGATATAATAATCTCATGACTAATTCAATTATAAATGCAGGAACAATAACAGGCTCAGGAAACATTATGGGAAATGCATTGCAATCATGGTCATTTAACTTTACTGCAAACAATCAAGATGCAATATTTGATGGAGTAGTCCTTAGTTGGCAAAATTTTTCAGCCCCTTCTTATATAATGGATCACATGCCTACTGGAGAAAACACAATAATCACAATCTCTGGTTTGACTAACGCAGGTTTGGCTTTTAACGGAATGCAATTCCAGGTTATCAATTCAGGTACTTCTTTAATTCCAGGAGTAAACAACTATGGAGAAGTTCCTGGCACAGACCTTTCATTCCCAGACTTCCAAGCAAACTGGGCATTAACAGGAAATAGCATCCTGCTTTATGATGGCTTTACAATTAGTTGGAATTCATAATGGCATTACCACCAAATTACCAAGGTCTTTATAATAACGGAGTATCTTATCCACTTGGAGCCACAGTACTTACAGATGGCAACCCATACGGAATTAACGGAGCATACTACATCAGAGTCACAAATGGTGGAAACCCAGGATATGCTCCAGGATATACAGACAACTGGGAAGTATACAATATGCCTAAAGGTATAGACGGCGCAGGATCAGTAACTGGTTCTGGCAGTATTGCTTAATCTTTGTTCCATTTTTCCATATCGACTTCATAATAAGTTCCCCACAGTTCGTAAGGTTTGTTAAGATACTTCCACATTTTTGCGTGGTATTTATAACGAAATCCTAAATTACTATCTAGAGACTCATCTAAGTCAATAGCCTTAACTAAATGATTACCAGCATAGCCACCAAGGAAATTACCTACCCATCGTAATGGCCAGACTTTGGTTCTTTCAATCTTTGTCAAATGATTTATCATCTTTAGGTACCCATATTTTCTTTCCATCTTTCCATATAGGCCAATAGCCAAGGCTACGCCAATCCATGGTCATTATCTTAGGATCTTTTGGCATTAACGCACCAAATCTTTCCATCACTCATTGTTTGATGAGCATTCCAAAACCATTCTGATTTTTTGCTTAGGCTACACACTTCACATTGATCTTGATTCATATATTAATTATACCGACAAGAATAAGATAAGTCAAATTATGTGATTGTCTTGATTATATAATTTATGAAAAAATTCTGCCATGTGCGTATGAAAATGAATTCCTGGATGGCAGTACTTCTTTGTTTTTTTGTAATCTATAATAGAATAATCAGATCCATCAAGCCAATCTTTATGTTCTCTCCACTCAGAGTTATGGCTTAGTTGACAAGTGTGGATTACAAAATCTCCAGCGCCCCAGACGGTTCCAGGTGGAAAAAAGGGTGTGTAGTTTTTAAGTTTAAAATTTCTAAGTTTAACTAGTTCTTCCATAATTCTTTGACTAGGCAGATCCCATGTTGACCAATTTAATTTTATGTTATTTGATAGGCAAAATGCCTCTAGTGCATAAATGGCGTTTATAGAGTTTAGAATTAATTGGTGTGGAGAAATTGCATCCTCTATGTATTCTTGATTTTCAACTTCCATATATAACTTGTCTTTAAGAAGAGTAATACTTGGACTAATGTACTCCAAATTTAAAGATTTGTTAGTAATTACTCTTTTTTTATTATTTTTTTGTTTAAAAAAATCTTTGTCTACTACAGCCCTTCTTCTAAAAAAGTCTGGCATCAAACAAAAAATTTCTTTTGGCATTTTATTATTTAAAGAATATTGAATAATATTAGTGCAAATAGTTTCTACGGACGCCCCTGGAGATCCCAAATTAACAACATTTTTATTAATCTTAATGCTTAGTAACTCTGACCATCTACCAGACTCTGGAACACCAATGCCAAAAGTTAAAGAACATCCAGATGCAATAGTTTCCGAATTCTCATCAACTATTCCACGCAAACCAAACTTATTAATGTTGTAGTCATTATACTCATCGACTGTTCCAACAAAAGAGTCTCCATTTGGCTCTTTAAGAATAGGATTTTTAGTATAGGGCTCAAAGGTGCCATAATGGTTGTTGGTTGCAAAATATTTTTTTAAATACCAAATAGTTTCTTTATCCAGTTTGTAAAAATCTAAAATATTTCCTGTTACAAAAGACATATTACTATTATACCTTAATTCTTTTTTCTAAAAGTCTATTGTAATAAGGGTAGCATCCATCCACATTAAACCTATCCAGCATGTTTCTATCATAATAAGGCAAATCTTTGCTTGACTCTTTAAATAGTTTGTCTTCTTTTTTAACAAATTTAGGAAACAGGTGATAGTTTTCTTTTTCTATATTTAAAAGATTTATTATTTTCTTAATTGTAGTATCTGGAGACTTAACAAGATCATTAAAATCTATGACATAGTCTGCATGGTCATATAAAAAGTTACACATAAGAATGTATTCTGTTACAATTTGATTAATTCTTGTATCACTTACAGTCCAGTTAAATCCAGCAAATCGACTTTGCTCGTATGCAATATAAGAAGCAATGCTATCTTTTGGATCTCTTGCTATTGTGATTACTGTTCTTTCTTTTTTGTTGTTTTCCCCGAATATCCAGTTCACTTCATGACCATTTTCAATGTTAAGCCCTATTTCTTTATAAAAAAGTCTAACGAAATAGTGAAGGCCACTCCTTGGAAATGTTATTAAAATAGGTCTAAGTTGTTCCATTTTATGATACTAGTCCCATAGACAAATGAACTAGGCAAACATCTGCAACAATATACTCTGAGTGATTTACTACGATATCAAAGTGTGTGGCATCTCTTTCACAAAAGAAACATTTAGATTTTTTCATATAAATATTATACCATTACACAAAATCAAACCAGATTGGCATAATGTATCTTGATCCGTTTGTAGGAGCAACATGATACCAGTAGTGAATATTTCCAGGGAATAGAATTAAATCACCAGTCTTAGGCTTAAAAGAAACACCCTGATTAATAAAAGATAGTTGTCCACCTTCGTAGTCATCATTAAGATATACCCAACCTGCTAAATGGTTTGAATCCTTATGTCCTAAATCATCTATTGGTACCATTGGACTGTTATTGTGCACCCATTCAGCAAAACGAGAATGCCTTGCTTTTAGTTTGACACCATACTCGTTTTCAACTATAGATTGAATTTCAGGGATAAAATTTTCTGAATAGTCAAGTGAGTCATAATACAACAAAGACAAGGAAGGCTTGCCAGCACTGTCAGGCTGAAGAGGACGATTGTTGCTTGTCTCTGTATTTTTAATTAATCCTATGATCTTTTCACATTCGCCTTTGTCCATATAGTCATTGATTATTTTTATATTATCAGGACCACTTCCAATTTTAGTAAAGTTTTCCTTCGTTAATTCAGATATTTCAATCCTTTTTTGCTCAGGAAGTTCTATGTTGTTAAAATCTTTTACTAATTGCAACAGTTTGCTAATATCTTCTTGATCAGTGTGTATCATAAAGTCATAGATTCCAAATTGCTCCGATAGTTGTCTTATCTGTCGAACAACATCTAGCATTGAACCCTTTACATGATGATGTTGTTTTCTGACTGGGGCATTCTTGTCATATTTAATATTTTTCTCTTCGTCTGGGTGATTCATGATTAGAGGATCAATAATAACTATAGGCTTAACACGATCAAGGTCAATTTTGTTGAACTGATCTCTAAACAATAGATTATCGTCTACATATATATATTCACAATGCTTGTTTGCTATACCAATCGTAGTGTCTGAAGATCCAACAACAGCCATATGAGTTTTATGTTGATGATGCTTCATCAAGTCCATGACTTTGTCCATCCAGACTGCTGATACCGCCACTCTCTTTTCAAGGGTGTCAATCAAAGATGAGTCATGCATATAGTGATCTAAAACTAATTTTTCAGAAGGTCCATTTCCTTCATCGCCCCATCTTCCAGCGACAAGGTTAACTCCAATTCTTCCAGGAGCAAAACGATTTAATGTTTCACAAATCTTGGCAGCGTAATCTGGACTTGTTCCGTATGCTGGCAGCGCAATTGTCATAATCAGTTGATTTGTTTTTTGTAGCGCTTCTTGTATAACTAAAGAGAAATCTATACCGCCTGGGCCATAAGGAAGTAAGACAGACTTTACATTAGCACCGTCTAATTCTTCGGCCATCTTAAGAATTCCGTTGAGGTCTAGGTTTTCAATGCTGTCATTTATCTGCCAGTGTCTTCTCCACATCCAGTGGAATGTTATAGGCTTCTTTATATTATCCATTTTTTATTACTCTTCCTTTTGTTTTAAACCAAGATCCTATCTTGGCCTTTGCTACTTTACTTCTTAAAAGTTCTCCAAATGTTTCATGAGATATTTCTGAACCAAGATACTCTTGCCCCGTTTCAAGATCAATCAGTTTCCATTTCCCTGGTGCCTTTGTGTGTAAGATTAAATCTATAGGGTAATCGTAATCATCTACTTCAGAGCCATCCAAAAGTTTTCTTTTCTTTGTGCTATCTTTCATTGTTAAACTATCGTAAACCAAATAGGAAGTGTGTATCTAACTCCAGACAAAACTTTTGTTACTTCGTGGGGATAGTGAAGGTTCCCTGGAAAGACAATAAAGTCTCCAACATTTGGCTTAAAGGATAGGTTGTGAGTTTCAAATTTAATTTCTCCACCCTCATAGTCATCATTTAAGTAAATAAGTACTGGCAGGTGGTTATCTGTAACATATCCAAGATCGTCTACATGCAACTTTAAGTAAGTGCCCTCTGTCCATTTAACCACATTTAGGTGCCTCTCTTTTGCTCTTATCTTTTCTTTTTCAATTCCATAAGACTTACATATCTGATCTTTACATCTTTCTATTATATTATGAATGTCGTTTACACCATTATACTGATGCATATATGTTAAAGCGTTTCCGTCGTTATCTTTTTGAGATACAAAACTATTGTGAGGCCTTGTGTCTATGTTAAGCATGAGATATTCAATTTCTTCTTTTGTTAAAAAGTTAGGAACAACTTTGATATTTTCAGAAGAGTTTCCAACTTTATGAAAAAATTCTAGATATGAGTGATTTCTCTCTATGCTATGTGGGTCGTTTCCAACTGGAATATCGTTAACTATGTAGGCCATATAACCATTATACACTATGAGTTTATGTGAAGTATAATATACCTATGACCCTACTTTATATACTGTATAGTTCAAAACATAAGGCCATTAAGGTGGGAATCTCAGATGTGTCAGGTAAAAGGTTTGCAAGCCACAGGCAGAAGGGCTGGGTCTTAATTAAGTATTGGTGGTTTTCCGAACGGGATAAAGCAAGATCAGTAGAATCTCTAGTAGTAAAAACACTTACAGGTAAATATGGACACTTCTTACACAAAGAAGATATGCCACAAGGAGGGTATACAGAAACATTTGATGCGTCTAAGATAACTAGAAGAGGCTTGGTCCGTATGGTTAATAAGGCTATAAAAGATTTATCTTAGTTTTATGCACTTAGTAAGGGCTTTTTCGTAAAAATTGTATAGGCTAGAAAGGTCTAACTTTTCTACATAAGATCTTATTTCTTTATATTCGTTAACATTTTTGCTAGAAACAATGTGACTATTTTCTGAATAATCTCTAATTGAGTTTTCTTTATAGTCTTGTTCAATTATCTGCAGATCCATAATATTAGTTACGGCCAAGGTAGTTTCAAAAGGATTTTCAACTAGATCCCTATAGTCTATCATAATGTAAAAATCTTTATCTACATCAACTTTGTCTAAACTAGAAAGATATATCTCTAGATCAACTGTGCTCTCTTGCCCCGCTCTAATGTTGTCCATAGTTTGATTCTTTTTATCATAAAAAACAGTCATTGCTAACTTTGATGTAAGCATTTCTATAGGATCTCTAACTATCGTTATCATCTTATTATCTTTTCTGCTATGGTATTTTTTAACATATACTCCAGTATGCTGAAGAATTCTGTCTTGAAGATAAAAAGAGCCAACTCTTGGTGCTGTACATATAGAGTATTCTAGGTTTACATTTGAATAGACTGCGTGTTGATTTTCTAGGTTCATAATTCAATTATAGCAGAACATTTCGGGCATTGTTTAGTAGGGTTTGGAGTGTCATATGGGACATTAAATGAGCCACCACAGTCAAAGCATAGGACATTGAGCATTGATCTTTCAATAAACTTGCTATATGAGGACTCTAACTTATCCACGGCAGAAGAACCCAAAAATTCCAAGACCTATGGCTATAGTTGATATACTCAACATGAAACAAGTCCAATAAACATATAGCATCCATAAATCTTTCATTTACTTACACGCCAAGCAGTAGTACGGAACACGAAGATTGTCCACATGGGTATAAATGGTTTGAGCACACTTAGCACATGTAGCGTGTGTCATATTAGGGTCTGAAGTAGGCATTGATAGTTTAAGGGTTTTTGTATAGTATACCTTTGTGGCATACCATGTGGCTAGTATTATAATTATTTCCATTAATCTATTCTATCATATACTATCATTTTCTGCAACCTTTTTCAATGCTACTAATGATTTTGCAACAATGATTTGAGTCAACGGGTAGGCCTTGCGGAATTTAAGCCACAGTTTTCCAAACCATTTAGAATGAGAACCGTCAAATGTTTCTGTAACCTCTGTATAGCCATTGCCTAGATCCCTCAGTTGATGTCTCCATCTCCATCCAGCAAAATGGCTCCAAGCAATCAGTTTGTTTTCTTCAAACTCAACAACTTTGTTTGTGATTAGATAACTAATACCTAGGTGCATAGACACTCTGAATTTAGCGCCAAGAGTTAGTTTGTCTGGACCGCTAAGATTTCTTTTAATTGTGTTAGTGGCATCTATTTCAACATGTCGGTAAGGATTGGCAAGAAGTTCAAATATTGTCTTAGGGCTTGCTTCAATAACTATTCTGGCAGACTTAACTTTTGAATTATTTGTATTAAAAATCTCTGAGAACGCTTTTTCTTTCATTATATACAGGCCATTACTCAAAGTCAATCTGGGACTCAAAGATATCCACAGGCTGCTTGTCATCATCCATAGCCCCACAGACAGCACAGGTTACCTGGCCATCAAGGTCTAATTGGTAGTCGCACCCATACTTTGTACATGTCATATATACATCATACCATTCGGCGAAAAAATTGTCAAGTCTTTAAAGTTCGGCGCAAAATAGAAGTAACAAACCTTTATATGCCCTATACGGGCACTATCGGTGAGTAGCCTTCATATGCCTAGAAAGGGAGTCATGTGCAAATACACCCCATCTTAAGTCCCACTCCTTCTTACAAATCGGACAGATTAATATCCTCATCACTCTCCCAAATCATTAGACATTTTGTGCAGGTAATGCCACGCTCTCTCATATACCAGGTATGATCACATTTATCAGTATCCACCTAGGCACTCGTTTCTAGTATGGTATAGGCGGATCTTGGTCATGGTCTTTTTATTCGGGGCATACAATTCCTCACCACAACAGGCAGTCTTAAGGTACCACTCCTTAGCAAAGAAATCATAAACCATACCTTTATAGTTAGCATATTTCTTGGCTACAAAGGTTTGGAATGGATCTGGAATATCGTAATACTTAAGCATCTCTTTTCCAATGCAGATATGATCTAATGTAGACAGCGCCATAGGCTACTGCTGCAAAGATGAATCCGTATTGGTCTGTGACTAAAGCATAGGCTATCCATAGGCACTCGTTAAACAATAGAACGAACCAACCCCACAGGGTTTTTCTTCCAACAAAGTAAATACCAGATACGCCGATACAGGCAAGTACCCAGTGTGCATAGTCAGCAATCCATTGAATCATATATTAAGTGTATCAGAAATTGCGGGGGATGTCAAAAGAGTCCCATAATACCCTATATAGAATCATTAAAGAAGTCTATACCTAGGTACCAGTGAAAGAGATACAAACCTATTTCCCATTCGTGTCTGATTGGATAGCCCCAATTGTGGAGATATATCCCAAATGCGTAGTTTGATGTCATCTTGCCATAGTGTAGTTTCATATAGCCTCAATAGTGGTTAGACAAACCACTTTAGTAATGTTCATTTTAGGTTCTTCTGCTTGTGCCATTGCTCTGGCTTCTTTCTCAGTTGAGGCAAAGATGTCAAGATCAAATGCCGTAGCGTAATCTAGTAGAGATACTCTGAATATGTGCATACTCTAAGTATACAGGGGCTAGGAAGGTTTGTCAATATCCACCATATGGGGAGGTGTCTGGTGTATCGTAATGTTTATATACCGTGGTTTTTTAGAGTTATCCACAGGTTAGCAGTTATGGCTACAGCCACATATTGTACAAACACTGTCTTGTACAGTACAATCATCACACCAATCAGGAGGGGTTTGCTTATATCCTGGGATCTTTTCTTCGGTTTGTTCTGTCATATACCAAGTATATCAAATAGTTATCCACAGGTTCCACAGTAATAGGGAGCCTCTGGTTTGTCTAGGTTTTTGTATAAAAAGTGATCACATACCGTACATTTTATGTCACTTAAGGTATCTTGGTTTGGCATATGTTAAGTATATCAGATAGTTATCCACAGGTTTATCCACAGATTAATCTTACTGATTATATTATTAGAGACTCTAGAAGTGGAGTGAAGTGGAGGATAGTGGAGTAGGGAGCGCTTTTAAAGAGGCGTTCGTAATCTTTTTTTGGAGAGCGGGGCCCTATCACAAAACCTTCATATTGTCAAACCTTCAAACCTTCATATCTCGCAGCGGATGATATCACAGATATAATGGTTTGTCAAGTCCTTTCAAACCTTAAAACCCTATAAAAAAATCTCCCGAAACCAGGGAGAAATTGTCGATAATCGTAATGTTTTTTTAACAAACCTTTATAGAATTTAAAGAAACCAGGACATAATGGTTTGTTATTCTATAGGGGTTATTTGTTATAGGGTTTGGTCTTGATCCCCTGCGATTTCGCCTGGCTCAAAGCGGCCTGTGGCCTGCTCAATTTCTTGGGCCTGCAAAAAATCGGGGGTAAATGAAAAGAAAGGAGACAAACCAACCTTATGGGTAATAGATACAAAGCCATTCCACATAGAGTCAGAGAAGGCCTGATATTGTTTAGGATGTCTTTTGGCATATTCTGCAAAATGATGTTTAGGACTCATAATATAATTATAACACCATATACAAGGTTTGACAAACCTTAAAGACTATGGTATAAGTTCAGCAGGGGGAAAGATTTGAAGGTTCGTAATGTCCTGGTTTGGGGATATAAAGGTTTGGATCGTAATGTTCTGAAGGGGAAAGGTTTGAGGGTTCGTAATGTCTGGATATGAGGTTTGACAAATTGATAAAACTATGTCACGTGCCCTTTCGGGCCATGGGCTAGTCTTCGACTAGTAATTCCTCAATGGTGTCATACCCTGTGTCGTCAACATTCAAACCTTCAATAAATAAATCCCAAGTTTCATTTATGTATTGCTCTAGTGTTGGTGTGTGATTAATTATGCCTTCCGCAAATGCAAAGGCAAGTGGCAAACCTAAATCATTATAAACAAAGAAGTCGATCCACTCATCCTCTGATTTGTAGTTAATCCATAGTTGTCCCAGGATTAGTGCCTTATTCTCAAATGTTGTTGTGGGCATAATTTGTTCCTTCCTTAGTTTCTTTTGCTGACTCTGCTATTACCTGTAAACGATTATACACTACATTGGGTTGGGACTTTGCTAAGTATTCCCCGACCAATTCCAAATCAACTCTGAGGTCAGAAATAGTATTGCCGAGTTTATTGGCAACTTTTTCCTCATCTGTAATTCGTCTGCTTATACGCATAGTTCTCCCTTGTATCCATTGTATCAAAAAGTGGGGGAAAGAGCAAGCCCCACGCCTGCCCCTTCCACCCGATTAATCTAGGTGACCCAATACCTAGACTAGCACAGGGCAATAAGCACCCATAAATTTATCAAAGGGCACAGAAACTCTATCAGTAACAGTATTGGTAGTGAAGTCGATGAGGACTGTAGGGTCCCCTAGGTCCAGGCCATCATTGTCAATTGCGAAGATTCCAAACCCTGTTTCTTCAAGGACTGAGTCTTGCATAAGATAACTAATAATCATACGGGTCCCATATGCTGAATCTGTCCAGCGGGGTTTTGCGTGTTGCAGCGCCATTGCTAGATCCCGCTGCCATTCAGTCTCTCCCCAATGGCTGTATAGAACTACTCTAGGGCCCTTCTCACTGTCTTGAAATACAAAGTTGATCCGTGCTCCCATTTTATTCATCCACCTTAAAAGATACAATTGACAATTGGTTTAATATTTCTCTGCAGAGGTCTTCTTCATTATCTGATTCCGCCTCATATTTAAAATTCATATAATCACCTGTTGGCTCAAAGATTACTTCAACTTCATATGTATTCATTTAGTTTCCTAACAATACATCGTTGAAATCAATTACTGCCATAACAACTCGACCATCTTCATTTAACTGAACATAGACAGGGTATTGTCCGTCACCGTAACCACTGCTCATAGCAACAGCAAGTCCGCCACCAATCTGTCCATAGGCGTCTTTAATGGTAGTAGCAGATACACCTTGGTAAGAATATAAACCTTCTTTACCTTCGGGGCTCCACTCCTCGCCCTTGTTGGTTTCCCACTCATCTAGATAGCAAGGGTCGCCAATCATTATCTGTCCTGAATCAACACCGATGTGTCCAGCCAAGACTACATTATCAAAACTATTAATTGCCATTATTTTTCCAATCCTACTAGGGTCATTTCTTCAATAGTAGCACACTCTGTGCATTTTTGCAAGTCTGCCTCATCAAAGGCATCTCTAATAATATTATCAGGGTCTTCAAACTCAGCACCACAGTTCTCACAGTAGAACCAGTTATGACTGACCAAGACCTGAATGGTCGTGTCAGGAGGGCAGGGCACCGAAGTGATAAAGTATCCTATTCGATTAACGAAATGCCAACCGCTCCAGATATAAGAACCACCGTCGTCACCATCACCATACATCCAGATGTAGGCAGGGTCCTGCTGCTTTACAAAAGCAACCTCATCGCCATAGGTCTCAAACATCTCTCCATTAAAAGAAGAATCTGTGTCTATATGGTTTTTGATTGGCTTATAGATATCGCACCACTCATCAAAACTTAATTCAATAAACTTATCCACGATTCTTTGTCCTATCACTGATAGCAAAGGCTAGTTGATATGTAAGCGCATAGACTTCTACAAGAGCGTCCATTCTTCCTTCTGCTCTAGTTCTGTCCATAGAAAGCATTGCGTCAGAGTATCCACCCTCACGCTCTTCTTTCTCAATCTCAATGTATTCGGTTTCTGCCTCCAACATTAAGTTCTTAAGTTCTCCGTGAAGGATGTCTGTTCCTGATTCACCTAAGTCAATCAGTTTCTGTAGTCTTGGTTCTAGGGTCATATTCATCATAGTTATATTCTACCCTCTACCACTGACAAGAAATGGCGGGTAGCAATAAGTTCACCTGTATTATGCATGTCCTCAATCTCTAGGTCACGATACTCATCTGTATCATAGTCACCCTCAAATGTGTCCATGAGGTTTTGTAGTTTCTCAGCGTCCTGTAGGAGACTAATCTCGTGCAGGCGTATATATTCTTTGAATGTGTTTAGGTCCATACTATAAAGTATACGGGTTTGAGTTGATTTTTACAACTCTTACGGGTGTGACCTTGCTCACATCTGTAATGATCGGTTCATAGGCTTGTTCATAACTAATATAGTTTAACATCCTACCACAAGGACATTTCATTTCTACGACTCCCAGGGGAAAGCCAAAGTCATCCCTAGCAGTAAACTCAACCAGGGCATCACATTCATCAGGGTCGCAAACAAATGTATATTTACTCCACATTATGCTTATACTCATCTACCCAGTCAGGGTTGCCCATAACCCAGTCAAACTCTAGGTCAATGTCGTGCTCTTGTCCTTCAGGCCAGCCAGTTCTTACAATCAACTCTGTGTCGTCCTCAAAAAAGATCTGCTCAACAATTATTCGGTATGTAATCTCACGAGATTTTATTTTCATTTGTATCCTTTGTTTGTGGGGTATGTTTCAATTATAGCGGAGACCACTGACAAATTAGTCCTCTATGTATTCTACTGAGATGTTACCCAAGACTTCATCATACTTTACCATAGTATCTATGTCCTCAGCAAATCGAGCCATTAGATAATCTACTTTATCTTCTGTGCTCATATCAGGTGGACCGTATAGTTCAAACCCTATATCATTAGACATAGCGTCATCGATATCAATGGTTTGTTCAAGACTGATTCTAACTTTCAAAATATCACAACTCCTGACTGACTATCTTGTGGCTCATTTGACATCTCTTGTGCCTCTCCACACTTGCAGGTATATCGGTGCCAGAATGGTGTCCATTCCCATTTGTGTTTGTGGCTCATTTGCTATTTGCTCCAGCCTCGAATGCAACCTTGTAAATCTCTACAAGTCTTAGGTATGTTCCCTTGACTGCGTCATCCTCATCAGACATAGAGGCTTCAAAGTATACAATTTGGCTTGCTTGGTCTTGCAGTTCTTCTTTATGCTCTTTCGATATCTTGATTTTCATTTGGGTCCTTTGTTTTGGGGTATGTATTAATTATAGCGGTAGCCACTGACATTAGTCAAAGTAGCCCTCAGCCCATAAACCATCAAGGAATGATTGAGCCTTCTCTAAACCATCTACTACCTCAGAAGAGAGTCTACCTGATTTGATAGCATCTTCCATAGCATCTGTCATTACTGCAATATCAGTTTCAGTATAACCTAGCATTAACCTACCTCAATTCCTGCATAGTGGGCAATA